GTCAAGCTTGTGGCTTGGCGCTTGTGGCTTGGCGTTCCCCAATTGGATCCTCAAGGTAAACGCCAGGTCACTTGTTGCTTGGTCCAGAGGCCAGCCGCGTTGTTTAACGGAGCTTGCTCCAGCCTACTTGACCCCAGGTCCGTCGGGCTGTCCGGAATTAGTACACCCTCCGACGGACCAGGGCTCAAGGGCGAGGTCATGCATCGCCATCAAGCCAGAGTCAGTTATTATCAAGGCTCATGACTCAGGAGCCGTAGTCCCACGGTGCGCACTCCCTTAACCTCTCGGTTGGTTGTTCTTGTCGTAAGACTTGACATCATATATAATATAGGATAATACTATTGTCAAGCATAAAAATAACGAAAGGATAAACAATGCCAAAAACTATGACGAAGTATCAACTAGATCACTTCAAACAAAAGGTGCGAAGGAACTTTGACCCTTTGATTGAAGAACAAGAACTGTTGGTAAAACAATATAGAGCCGAAGCAACTGAAAAGATAGTCAGCAAACTAGCCAAGAAAATGGGCGCTGATAAAATTTTAAATGAGTTTAAGAAGGCGGAAGCTCAACTGAAGGCGGTTCAAGAGAAAGCAAAAACTTTCTTCAAGAAGAAGGCAGAGCATTATAAAGATAAAGAGCTCGTTTATAACTTCACCTATAAAGAAGAAAAAATATCGCTGTCCGATTGTGAAGAACAATTAAAAGAATGGGCGCGAGAACTTGTTGATCGTGAAATAAGAAAAAGACCTGAAGGCTTGAAGCTAAAACAGCTTGAAGACCTGAAGACAAAAGCTATCGATACAGTTATGGAAAGCGGAACACCTGAAGATTTATTGAGGTCGCTTGACGCAACAACTAAAAAAATTGGTATTGCGTGGGTTGTGGATACTTCCAAGATAAAACAAATCGGAAGTAATTAACTATTGACATATTATCTGGGATAATATATTATCCCAGATAACGAAAGGTAGAAATGATTAAAATAGGAACACGAGGTATAATCTCTTACTTTGCTAAGAAATATGGCAAGTTTATAACAAGAGATTTTAAGTGGGATCATAAATGCAAGATCAATGATAGGTATGTTATTTATTACGATACTTCTGCGCAAGGATATCGGACAGCAAACAGACCAATTAAAATGTCGGAGTACACAGTACAATGATTGAACTGTTTAATATAATATTTATGGAAAGCCCTCTCGGGCTTTCCATTATTTTAGCGGTGGGCCTGACGGCCCTCCTCTATGAAATAGTGAGGACACGATGATAAGAAAATATAAAAGAACAAATCCATACTCTGGTCAATCAGAGATGTTAACTAACGAGGAAGCAATCTTATACGACCAAGTTAAGATGGCTGAAGTTAACGAGGACTATAAAACCCTACAATCTGGCTTAGATAAATTTAGCCGTTTAAATCCTAAAGCATACATGACACTACTGGACTAAAGGACATGGCCTAAAGGCCATGGCTCACGGCCCCCGGGCCTACGGCCCGGGGGCCGAGGGGTCCCAAACCAAAACCGATTTGGCTTGACGCTTTTGGGCCCACCCACCCGAAACGCAAAAGGGGTCCCACTGCTTTTTGCTATATGCCTTGATTTACATAGCCACCCCTGATAAAAACATTTTGGTACCATGGACTTGAATAAGGTAAATATAGAAAAATTACCTGCGGATGTCAGAAAGACCTTTAAGAAATTACAACTGCTCCATGCTGAAAAAAAGATACAGAATAAAGCCAAGAATGATTTTTTATCTTTTGTAAAATGCAT